CCAACGCAACACGGGGTGCGCGCCGTGCTGGAAGCGCTGCGCGACGATCGAGCGTTCAAGCTCTTTGATCGCGGGCGCCATCGTGACCCATCCCTGGCGCATCTCGATCGCCGGATAGCCATCTTCGACCAGGTTCGCGATCATGTTGCGCGCCAGGTGCGGGTCGAAGGCGATCTCGCGCACGTCGAAGCGCTGGCAGAGATCGCGCACGGTTTGCTCGACGGTGCGGAAGTCGACGACGTTGCCAGGCGTCGGCGTGATGAAGCCTTGCTCGGCCCAGGTCGGATAGGGAACGCCGTCTTTCTCGGCACGGCGCCGAAGGTTGTCGGCCGGACAGAAGAACCAGGGGTGAACGATGTAAGCGCCATCCTCGTCGCCGCGCCAGGCCGCGACGATGCACGTTAGATCGCTGTTCGACGAGAGATCGACGGCGAGCCAGCACGGGCGCCCTTCGAGAGCGTCGAGATCGACGGGAGCGTTGCCGGCGTCATAGGTCGCCATGTCGACGAACGGCGCGGCCGAGTGATCAAGCCAGATATTGAGGTGAAGCTGCCGGAAGCTCTCGCGATCGGCCGGCCGGTTTTCGGCCTCGCGCGCGAGTTGGCGAAGGCCGGCGAGATCCGGGTAGCCGTGGCGAAGGCCAGGGTTGACCAGGTGCCAGATTGCCTCGTCGCGCCAATCGCACTCGCGCGGTGCTTCAAAGAGGATCGGGAGCGTCGCTGGATCGTCGATCTCGCCGAGCGCGACCTTGCGAGCGTAAGAATATTGCTCAAACGCGATGTTCTCTTGGCCGCGTCCTGCCGTGGTGATGATCACGCAAAGCGAGCCGGCCGTTTTGACCAGGCCGGTTTTCAATGCCTCCCAGAGATCGTGTTTTTTCCAGGCGTGCAGCTCGTCGGCGAGCACGAAAGTCGGCGTGCGGCCGTGCTGCGTCGCGCCGTCGGCCGAAATAGCCTCTAACCAGGCGCCGCCGCGCGTGTCTTTGAGCCGATTCCGGTAATCGGCGATCTCGGCGACCTTTTCGAGCCGGCGATCGGCGCGGATGATGTGCGCGGCTTCCTCGAAGGCGATGCGGGCTTGCTTCTGGTCGGCCGCTGCGGCGACGACCTGGCCGCCGATCTCGCGCTCGGGGCCGATCGTGTGCAGCAAGGTCAAAGCGGCGCCGATCGAGGTTTTGCGGTTGCCGCGCGGGACCATGAGGAACACGGTTTTGACGATCCGGGTGCCGTCCTCATGGCGCGGGCCGTATATGCGCCTGACGATGCGCTCGAAGAAAGGATCGAGCGCAAAGGCACGGCCGCGCGCCTTCGACTTCGGATGGCGAAGATTGCGCAGGAAATTGACCGCGCGCTCGCCGTAGCCGAACGGATCGGGGATCTCGGACTCGTCGAAGATCCAGGCCGGATAGGTTTTCGGGATCTCGATCGTCATGCGTCGAGGAATCCGAGATCGTCGCCGGCCGCGCCGTCTTGGATCGCGGCACGGGAGCGGGAAACGGGCGTGAGGCCAAGTTCCGCGGCGAGCCGGCGAAGCTGGTCGCGTGCCTGCGCTTGGATAGCCGTTGCGGGGTGCCGGCGCGGACCCTTGGGCGTGGCGATGACCAGGCCCTCGGCGTTGATCAGGCGCGACGCCTCGGCGAGCTGGCCGGCCGCGTCACAATAGGCGCCGAGCGTGCCGAGATCGGCTTCGGTGAGGTGCTTGCGTTCGATCAGGATGGCCGCGACCGAACGCCATTCCGCCTTGGCGTCCTTCGACAGCCAGGAAGGCGGGCGCGGCACGTCGAGAACGGTGCCGGACGCCGAGACGATGGTTTCGGGTTTCCTGCCGCGCATTATGCCGCCCTCGCGACTGCCCGGATTTCGAGGCCATGGCGCCGGCCGATTTCCTTGATCTCGACGACGTTGAAAAACTGGCCGTCGAAGGCGATCCGGTCGGCCGTGGTCAGGCCGGCGAGGTAGCGAATGCGAAAGACGATCGCCGTCTCGGTCGAGGCGCCAGGCGCGCGCATGAACTCTTCGGTCGAGGATTGCACGACCTGCGCGCGCACGTTCGCCATGCGCGACCAGGACGAACGCTCGACGCCGTGAGGGTCTTTGACGACGGCCGCGCGATCGATGCCGATGCGGCGATCTAGGTTGCCTGCCCTCATGCCGTGGCCTCGTCGATTAGCGCCTCGATCGTGATGACGGCGTGCGTCGTCTCGCCGTCGGGGTCGCGCAGATAGCGGGCGCCCTCGAAGCGAAGATCGATCAGACGGCCGGCGTCGAGCGGCGCCAGGTAATGCGTGAGGGCTTGGCGAATGCCGCCGACGATCTCTTTCGCCTCGATCGTGCCGGGGTCGCGCGACCAGACGTGAAGCGTCGCCGCGACCGTGACCAGGTTGCGGCCGAAGGTGAGATCTTCGACAATTTCCTGTGCTTCGCCCATTACCACGCACGGGAAGCGCTCAGGACGTCCAGAACGGTCAAAAATGTTCTCGGCCGGCACATGGGCCGTCACGCCAGGCGAGGCCGTCAGGCGCTCATATATGACCCTTTGAAGCTCGATCGCCGCGCTCATTTCGTCCATCCTTCGCGGACGGCCTTCGAGATCGAGCGCTTGATGCGGTTTTGCAGGCGCCGACGCATGAGCCGGAAGGCCGGCCAGAAATAGGGCTGTGCCTCGGTGTCGGTCGTGCCGTATTCGACCAGGTGCGGATAACGGACGTCCTTGTTGCCGGCCGTGATCGCGACGGCGTTCTCGGCGACGACCATGGACCCGCCAGGCTGGCTGTATGCCGGCGTGCTCGATCCTCCTGGCGTCATCACGATCGAGCGTTTCAGGTCGCCGGAATCCTCGGGCGCGAGGTTTTGCATTTGGCCGACAAGCTCCTGGCCGCTGCGTTCCAGGGCAGGTTTCACGGCGTCTTTGACGGCCTGCGGAACGGCGTCTAGGCGCCGCTGTAGCCGGCGAAGTTGGGCGGAAGCCATGTCAGAAGCTCCAGGCCCGATAGGGGTTGATTAGGTCCATGACGCCGAACGGGAGCGACTGCGCGGTGACGCCGACTAGCGTGGCCTCGCGGTTTTCGTAGAGGTGGCCGGCGAGCATGCGCACGGCCTCGCGCAACGGGGCCGGCGAGTTGGTGTCAACCTCGGCGCCCGAATAGGCGCCAACCCATTCCGTCGCGACCTCGATCTTCGACTGAAGCAAGGCGTCGTCGAGATCGTGATCGATGTTTAGATGCGCTTTGAGATCTTCGACTGTGATGCTCATGTGAAAAAACCCTGTTTAGGCTCTGTCTCGCGCGTGCCTCCTCGCGCCGGTCCCTGTTGTTCCTGCGAAAGTCGTGACCTAGCCCCCGGCCTGGTCGGCGAACGGCGTGGCCTGGTCGGCTCGGTGAGAGCACGTTCGATCGGCCAGCCTTCGCGCAGGCGTGCGGTGATGGTGACGCGCTCGATGCCGAGACGACGTGCCCATTGCGAGACGTTCAGGCGCTCGCCGTTGTGCTCAAGGATGCGGCCGGAAGGTTTGTAGCGGATCGAGCGTGGTGCCTCGCCGATGGCCTCGGCGAAGGTCCAGCCGGCGACGAGGCGTTGGCGGAAGGTGTCGGGTGATACGCCCGCACGCTCGGCCCATTGGCGAACCATGAGGGTTTCGCCGTTGTGGGTGTAGAGGCGAGCGCGGCGATCTTGGCTTGCGGGCTTACGCTTGCTGAGCTTGACGAGACGCATGGGCTGCGTGATCGCACGCTCGACGGTCCAGCCGCGTTTGAGGCGATCTTTGATCAGCTTGGCCGGAATGCCGTAGTCGAGCGCCCATTCCTCGATCGGCTGCGTGATGCCCTCGAAGGTGATCATGACGGGTCGGCCAGGTTGAAATCCTGCCGGAACGTGGCCTTGACGCTGCGAAGCGTGCGGACGTTGAAACCCTCTTCCCATTCCGCGCAGGTGAAGCGCATGGGTTCGGAGCGGCCGGGAGGTGTGTAGAGGAAGGCCCTATCGCCACCTTGCTCTTCGAGGAAGAGAACAATGGCGTCGGCTTGCTCGGCCGTGAGGTAATCCCAGGCGAGTGTCAGCACGGTGCGGTTGTGATTCATTCCATCACGCGTCGTCTGACTGTATCCGTCACCGAACTCGGCGCGTAGCAGCTTTAGCTCGGGCTTGCGGCTCGATCCGGGAGAGGGCGGGATCGGCGGGGTG